TAATTTTTTGCATCACCGTAGAACGCGGCGCTGCCATAGACGGTGCCGTTGTTGTCGCCGTAGAACGTCGCGCTTCCGCTAACCGTGCCGTTGTTGGCTGAATTGTAGCCGTTGAACGTCGCGTCTCCGCTGACGGTGCCGCCGGTGTTGTTGTTCGAATCTTCGTTGAACGTCGCGTTGCCACTGACGGTGCCGTTGTTTTGCGAGACGCTGTTGAACGTCGCGTCTCCGCTGACGGTGCCGCTGTTTTGCCAGTTGCCGTTGAACGTCGCGTCTCCGGTGACGGTGCCGTAGTTGGTGCCGTTGCCGTCAACAAAATTGGCCCGCCCGGTATATGTCAGCGTCCTTCCTGCGGCGAGATACCCTCCACGGACCTCCACAGTGCCGGTGCCGGTGACCGTGATGTCCAGGTCGATATTCAGGTAATGCGCGGTCAGATTGGCTACTGTTGGCTGCGCCCCGCTGTTGGTGCATTCAGGGCCGTAAATGTGAACGCTGTCGCTGCTCGTCGGCAGCGCTGCGGCAGCGTTTCGCGGATCGGCTTCGGGCGGGTCTGTCCACCAGTTGCCCAGAGTTTGCCAATCGGAGTCGCCGCCGCTGTTGTCAAAATAGAGCGTTGCCATGTCTTAGTACCCCATCACAAAGGCTATAACGTCCCACTTATCACGGCCCGCGTGATACGTCGCAGCCAGAATGTCCAGCCTGTTCGCCGCCGTAGAGAACGGCAGCGGCGACGTAGCAGAGGACGGGATGACGAACTTGTTGCCCAGCGTCACAGTCCGACTGCCGGTGGCGTCCTGACGAATCCGCCAGCGGATCGTCTTGCCATCGACGGGGTTCGTCGGATTGGCGAGCGTGACGTTGCCGGTGAGCGTGAGGTCGAAGATGTCGCCAGCACTGGCGTCGGTGGTGACGGTGGCGGCGTAGGTCAGGGCCACGACGGCAGTGGCGTTGTCCACTGCGGGGTTGTACGGGATGTCGGCCCAGCGGTTGCCGGTGCCGAGTTTCTCCTTGCCTGTGTCGCTCTCGACGCCCAGGTCACCACGAGACAGGTAGGGGTTCTGGGCGGCCCACTGGGCGGCGGTCTTGGACCAGATTACCGGGGACGTTGAGCGGTCGAGCGACATTCCTTGGCTCCTTGATTCAAAGTGTTTATGTCCGAGGCGCGCCGGTCTGGGTCACTTTTTCTTCTTCCAGCGTGGCGTGTGCTTCTCTTTGACCCTGGTCAAGGCGTCGCCCATGGAGAGTTTCGGGTTCTTGGAAATCTCCTTTTTGGCTAGTTCCCTGGCGATGCGGGGGTTGAGGTCAACCTTGGCGGGATCCTGGGCGGTGGCCTCGATGTTCACGATGCCCTGGACGTTGAGGTTGCGGACCTTGGCGACACGCTTGATGTCATCCACGGAGTCCACCCAGGCCATGGGGTCCATGTGCCCCCGCTTGTCTGCCAGGCCGCTCATGTAGAACTTGCCCGTGGGATTGATCCCTGAGGCCCGGGCCTCGCGGACGATGCGGGCGGCCTGCTTCTTTGGGAGTTGGTCCAGCCAGTTGCCGCTGTACCGGCCCTCCATGAAGGTCCGGTCGGCGGCCTTCGTGCCCGGAGCCTGGCGGAGGCTGCACATGACAGCGAACCTCTCGGACTGCCCATCGGCAATCATCTTGAGGTAGTGCTGCTGGACCTCGTGGCAGGCTTGGGCGATCTCGAACGGTAGGTCGGTCACGGCTGCAACTCCTGCGGGACTTGCGGTGGCGGGTCTTCAGAAGGAGGCACCCCGCCGCCGCCCTCTCCCGGAGGTTGCGGCTCACCGCCCGGAGGAGAGGCGGTGGCCCCGGGAGGCTGCGGTGGCGGCGGCGGGGGCTGTGGAAGCAGATACTTGGCTGGGTCAATATCCAGGGACTTGGCCCAGTCGGTGATGAGGGCGTTGAACGGATCCACGATGCCCTGCGGGATGAGCCCCTGCAGGACGGGCCCGAGCGTCTGGAGGGCCATCTGCATCTGCTCGACGCGGGACGCCTTGTTGGGCTTTCTCGCACTGCCAGCCTCGACCCGGTAGTCGTACTCCCGGGCGACCTGGTGAATGTCCAGGCTCTGAACGTGCATCTCCCAGGCCCTGGCACCCAGGGGGCCGATAACGGGAGCCACATCCTCGGGTCGCAACAGCCATCGTGCAGCCAAGGCTTCTTTGCGAGCCAGGTCACTCATGGCGTCTTCGAGCACGTTGGCCATATCGTCGGGCCTGACCGAGATCTGCTCGCTCTTCACCTGGGCTTCAGCAGCAGACCGGAACTGATTCCGGGTCATGCCATAGACGAGTTCCGTGAGCCCGACACGCCTGTCAAACATGTCGGCTACGGCGGAAATGATGTTCCAGATGTCGGGCGTGACCTGCGGCAACTGGAAGACCGAGACGATGTCGTTGACCGACCTACCGAGCGTCTCTGACAGTTCGATCAGGTTGAAGCCGTTCTCGGACTGGGCTGTAATCTGGTCCTTGATGTCCGCATCTGCGGCCTTGCTGACACCGATCAGGGTGTTGCAACTGGTGGCAATCCTTGTGGCCAGGAACGACATTGCCCAATTCAAGAACTTCAATTCCGCCACACCAGGTTTCAAATGGCTGATGGGCCACGAGTACCCGGGCTTGCGATGGAACTGCAGGGGCGTGAACGGCCAGCCGTTGTGATCGGCGTAGAACGGGATCGGCCAGCGGGTCCGCAGGAAGATGGTGCCCGGAGTGCCGTCCTCACGGGGTTCCTCCATGGCCACTTCCTTGGGCACGTTCAACGGGAAGTCCACGCCCTCGCACACCACGATGTAGCAGTTGTCGCCCAGGTCCTGGAACAGGTCGGCACTGTCCTTGGGGGCGTCCTTGAGGGTGTGGCCGAAGCCCGTCTTGCTGTAGATCTTCCAGTACACGCACAGGTCGTTGGTCTTGCCGTTGCGTTTCTTGGTGCGGTAGTCACGCTCCTCTTCCTTGGAGCGGGCGACGTAACTCTCCAGGTGGCCCTTCAGGTCCTCCCGCTTCAGGCCGTACTTCTTGGCTACCACATCGACCGGGTGGATGCACCTGCGGGCGGCCCAGAGGATGTCTTCCTGCTCGTCGGCGTCCGGGTCCCAGAGGATGTTGTCGCACGAGTCCATGAAGGACCCGACCATCGACACCTCGGTCTCCGGGATGGTGATGAGTTCGGTCCACCACACCCCGAGCCCCTTGATGATCGCCTCGTCTACAACCTTGCGGGAGTTCTCCTTGAGGTTGAGTTCGTTGGGCGTGTAGTTCAGGTAGGTCTCCAGGAGCGTGCTGATCGTCCGGCGGATCTGCTCCAGCACACCCACCTGGCGGGAAACCTGGATGAACTCCTCGATGGCCGGGTTAGGCATGGGCTGCCCGGTCATGGGGTCCATGGACGGCGGCCGGTCCATGTCGATGCCAACGGCTGCCGGTGGGATAACCGGAAAGATCTTTGGCGTCACGTTTCTTACGGGATTGCGGTGGTAGATGACCGCCCCGAAGAGTTTCACGGCCTCGAACACGCGGTTCAGGGTGATCCTGAAGGCCGGTGGAGAAAGCCTGCTGTAGCCGGACTCGCCCTTGGTTGCGTCTTTCCAGAACCAGTTGTTGGTTCCGTCGAAGAAGTTCATGGCCTCCTTGGCGTCCTCGTTGAAGGGCCGCTTGTGCTTCTCGGCCTGCTGCAACTTGGATAGCCAGGACTTGGCCACGGCCCGCAGGGCATCCTCGACCCTCTTGGGGCCAGCCATGTCCGGCGGGATCTCGGGGAGTTCGGCGGAGTTGCCGCCGTCCAGTTCGGCCTGCGGGTCAATCATGCGGCGTCCTTAGGCTTGACTGCACGGGCAGCCTGCAACTTCAGGTTCTTGGAGATCTCCGCGACCTGCTTGAGGGCCTGGGTGCTGGGGTGCAACCGGAAGCCGCCCCACTTGGTCCAGGCGGAGGCGCTCTGGTTTTCCAGCCAGAAAGGGTCATCCACATGGCGAACCGAGGGCTTCTCGATCAGGCCAGCGTCCTCGGCCCAGATCAGGATGCTGATGGTCTGGACGCCAGGCCGCCGGGCAACCCAGCCCATCGACGGATCCTGGGGGTTCAGCGGGTCGGAATACCAGAGAACCATGTCCCCGATATTCAGTTCCGGCATCTTGAAAACGTCGCTCATGGCTCATCCTCCAGGGGGTTTATGTCCGCAAAGCCCAGGAAGTGTATTGCCGCTGAACAGGCGTACAAAACGGTATTACCCGTAGTTTCCCGTGGATGTTGCGGGAGCCAGGTACACGGCGTCGGCCCCCTTCTTCTTGCGACGCTCCTCGACCCACTTCACCCACCATGGCTGGTCGCCAAGGGCCTTGGGGGGCTCGTGATACATGGGGTTGTAGGCACACAGGTAACGAAGGCAGTCCACCAGATGGAACTCACCTCGCTTGTTGGGTTCATCTGTGACTATTGTGGTTCCGGCTACATATTGAACCTTCTTCTTGTACCTCTTCATCTCCCGCTCCATGTTGGGCAGGGCACCTCGAAGGAACCTGAGTTTTGAGGTCCCCTCGGGCCGGATGTAGAGCATGTTGCGAACGGCCTGCAGGCCAGCCTGAACTTCATCGCAGCCCGGGATGAAACTGCTGCCTGTCACCTCCGACGAGATTCCGAGTTCTCTGAGTTGCTCGCTGTACTGCTCCTGGGGCGAACGGCCGGAGCCAATGTCTGTCAGGCGTCCACCGTGGGAGTCGATCAGGAAGGCATAGAACTGCTGGTTGCCGACCTTGGCCTGAAACTCCTTGGCGAACTTTATGGCGTTGCACTCGCGGATGTAGAGTTCGTCGTAGCACAGGACCATGTGGCCCTGGGGAGGCACTGCGGCGAACAGCACGGCAGTGACCGAGTGACCTGGGTCCACGATGGCGTAGCGACACCAGTCATCCGGGACCTGGCCTGCTGGCAGTTCATCCCGGCTGTACCCGTGGACGCTCATGTTGAAAGATGGGTAGACCAACATGCTGTCGGTCATAAACTCGCCCTCTGAACGCTGACGCAGAACGTCCTCGCCCAGGGCGGCCCACCTCTCCAGCATCTTCCGCTTCTCGTCCGCGTCGATGTGCGGGTTGTCCAAAAATCTCAGCACGAACCGGCGGATGTCCTTGGTGTCCCCGATGTTCTCTGCCTTTTCGGCCCGCTCATTCAGCCCGATCAGGGCCTCGTTCTTCGAGTGCGGCATGGCCGACCAGGTGAATCTACCCTTGCGGTCAGCAAGCCGGGCCTGCATCTCGGGGACCCATTGCTCGTTATTGAGGTCCTCGTCAAGGTGGACCCTATCGGCCTGAAACCCCTGCGGAGGATCGCCCTCGGACGAGAAACAGTAGATAGTCCAGCCGTTGACCAACTCACATGAGTTCAAATAACCAGCCGACTTCAAGAGCCAGGACATGCTCTTTATCATCCGAGGCGGGATCAGGGGCGGGGCTGGCTTGGCCTGCGCCTCGCGTTCCTTGTCCCCCA